AACTCTAATAGCACTTTATGAGAACCTATTTGTGTTGAATATCTTAATATATGTGTTATTTTATTTTCTATATTGGTCTTTATATGTTCTGGTAAAAATCTACCCCCTACGAGGTCATACCTCTCCTTGTGATATTTATCAACTATCAATGTTTTTAAACCGGTTTGTATTTTGTGATTCTTCTTCTCTTTTAAAAAATATTCATTTCCATTATTTATATTCTGTAATAAAAATTCATATATCTCCTTTTCTTTTGTTGTGATCACTTCCTTTAATTTGAAATTATCTTCTATCCTCTTTGAGATTTCCTTGGTTACTTTTAATTTCCTCATATATAAAATCATACGATTAATATTTCTACTTATTATCCCTAATTTCTTTTCGTACCTTCATTAAATCTAATAACTCTACCGGTGACATCCTATGTACATAGTGTTGTAGTTTCGCATCTCCAGTATCTAATAGTATCCTTTTTAAATCATCATTGTCTCTAAATTTCGCTCTTAATGCTTTTAGCAATGCCTCCTTATTCTTACCATTAAAATAATGGTTATCTATCTTTATACTCTTGGGTCTTACCTCTCTACCCTCAAACATACCATTTATACTTCCGGCCGCTTTTGCCATTTCTGGTATGTTTGATAACTCACTACCCGACCCTAACGCAAATTCATTATAAAAGGATGGATACATATCTTTAAATTTACACGCCTCATAATAATGTTGTACCGAATTCCAATCCTTTCCATCTAAATTAAATTTCTGTTGCCAGAAATTTGATAGTTTTCTTCTCCAATTCTTATTACAATCACACCGCAATTTTATAAAGTTTATTGGTTGGCTATTGCCTAAACTCTCGCCTGCCCCACTACTAGGAAATGGTTCGGGATTTGATTTTGAATATATCTGTAAAATGGCTCCATTTTTATCATATAATAAATTATCTAGTATACTTGTTTGCTTTGACCCCGATGAATATCCTCCCTTTTGTTCTTTATTTTTTGCCTTATCTACAAATTCTTTAAATCCCGGTATTGCCGGATAAATACCGCGTTCATTTTCTAAACATCTATCTGCTATATTACTCTTTAATTGATATGGTATTTCATTAAACTTAAATACTCCTTTATTTTTATATCTTATTAGCTGATAATGCAACCCACCTATATAATTTACGATTATATAATGTTTCGGCTCCAAATTACCTTCTTCATTTAACATATCTTCATCTATCATATCACCACATTGGACTACATTTGCTACATCTCCCTTTTGATAATATTCTTGAGACAAGATAATTACTTTTATATCTAATTCCTTTTCTATTGTACTTATCGCCCAACTATCTGCCCAGAATTGATTCGTTCTTAATAATAAATGGTATGCTTCTATTGTGTCAATCCCTTTTAAAAATTGATACTCCTTATATAATCCTTCGGTCGCCTTTCTTTCTTCGGTTAATTGTATTAGACCTTTCTTTAAACGAATATGTTCTTTCATTAATGTCTTCTTCTCTTCTTTATTCTCCTGAACTGGCGGACCGAACGCTTTTATTTTATTTCCCACATCAATATACTCTTTCTTTAAATTTAATAATTCCTTCTTTGATATTAATAACTCCTTTCTTGTCATATCATATAATTCTTTATAGTGATTAAAAATGTCCGGATTGGCATTTTTTACTAATAACTCTCTTAACTCTAATATTGTCTTATCTTCTCCCGTCTCCTTTAACCCTTCAATCACACATGTGAAAAAACAATCACCGTCCCCCCCAGTATCCTCTATTGTATAATTATCACTTTTCATATATTTATTAATCCACGCGTCGTCCTTCTTTTCTGTATATAATGATATTTCTCTTTTTGCTTCTTCTTCCGTTTGTATTGGCAAAATATCCTCTCCCTCCTCTTCTTCTTCTCCCTCTTCTCCCTCTTCTCCCTCTTCTTCTTCTCCCTCTTCTCCCTCTTCTTCTTCTCCCTCTTCTCCCTCTTCTTCTTCTCCCTCTTGTTCTTGTTCTTGTTCTTCTTCTTGTTCTGTTTCTCCCTCTTGTTCTTGTTCTTCTTGTTCTTCTTGTTCTGATTCTTTGTCTATGGGTATTTTTTCTAAATTTTCCATTGTGGTGTGTTTCTCATCCCCAGAGGCAAATGATATTGTAAAATAAGGTAACTCGCCGTCATTATGTGCCTCTTTTACGATAACTTTCAGTCCTTTATATAGGGCGTTTACACCTGGAATAATCCAAGACTTTTCTTTTACGAGTTCTTTTAATATCTCTTTGGCGGGTCTTTTTAAAAATTCAACATTTACATAACTATAGATTAATGGTTCTAAATCACGGATATCTATATCGCCATCCTTATCTTTATAAATTTGTACTTGGTCTGCTAATATTTCATATAACCCGATTTGTATGTCTACCTTATTGCTCTTTATCAAATATATAGGATAATAGTAAACATTCTTTTCTACAAATGTTTGAACCACCTTACCAACCGCAATGATTACTTTTGTGCCTAAAATTAAAGCATCATATACAGCCGCATTATAATCATAATCAACATTATTTAACGTTCTTATTTCGGGATAATTAATTGATCTATCAATTACAGAATGAATCATTATAATTTAATCTTATATTTTTATATTAATTATATATTCTTTAAAATTGATTTAATTATATATTCTTTAAAATTGATTTAATTATATTCTCTCCTTATTATAAAGAACTACTCTATGTATGATGTCCTTCTCCGTCTCAAAACAAGACTTTCGAACGCATATTAGGAACACATCTATACTCGGCTGTTTATATTCGAAAAATCAAATACATTTCATGTATAATCGTAATATACGAGTAAATTTAGGAACGATTCGAAAAATTATTCACTGGCAAAGTAAAGCAGAAAATATATTAACCGAAATCGTAAATAATTTTTATTATAATAAAAATGAGTATCATAAAAAGAAGACGATGACAATAGAAACGTGTGATAATGAAATATATCCTCAACTGGTGGCTCGTTTGAATTACGAAATACTAGAAACATTATGGATAAATTATTTATTTTCAAAGATACAGAAACAATTCTTAAAGAAGAATAAGAAATCTAAAAACTTTTTGTCAATGATATTATGTAATTTATCCATAATGTAGATAAATATGAATTAACATAGGGGGGGAAGCCGACAATAAAAATTAAATACAGAAATTGTTGAACGATTTGATCAAGCAATAGACTTTTTTAATAAAATTGACATAATAAATAAGGTGAATAAGATGATTTAAAGACGTAAGACTCGCATATGTTCAATGATACGCTTGGTGGGATTTATGGTCGAGAAGACCTAGAGACGGAGTTTAAAACGGTTTGTATACGGGGTTTTTTTGAATTAGATATTTCGACGGAGGAAGCGGAGGACATTTTAGAGAATTACAAGTGGGATCATAAATTATCAATATGTGTTGATAAAACAATGCTATTTTATTTTAATAATGTACTTCCCAAATATATATCTAGTTTTTGTAATAGTGATATAAATGGAACATTTATAATGGGAGTGGATGATGACGGGGAGATATCGGGGATACCGTTTTATAAGGAAGCCAATATAGATAAAATAAAGGATAGTATAATAGAATCTATAAGACACAATATATCGTTTGAAAACACAAAGATGTTGGGAGATAATATAGATATGCTAGTAAAGAATATACACATAGATGTAGTAAAATTAAAGATAAATAAAGATTTAGTAGAGGATGAACATATAGAAATATATGAAGAATATAAAAGAAACTTTGTAAAAAGAAATAATATGATAGAAGAGTATCAAAACAGAAGGCATTTATGGCTCAATGAGTTACAGAGTTATTCAACCAAGTTGGTAATAATTATAAACAATACAAAAAGGAGACTAGAGATGATAGAATATATAAAACAAATGAAGGATAATATATTGACAGAAAAACAAAAACAGATAATAGAGTTATTGAAAACGGATGATTATATATCGACACCCAAATTTCCAGAATTAGATAATAAGAAGAAGGACCCCGATGATGTAATATATTGGCTTGTAAAATTCAAGGATTATATGACAGAAATAGTAAATAAAAAGCGTCCCAATAAGCTTTCAATAAGGAGAGAGTATAATCCAATACAGATTGTATCAAAATTGCCGATTTTGAGAGGTATATTTACAAGAGATAGCAATATAATTTATTATATAATAAAGATAAGCATAAAATATACAAAATTTGATAGCAAAGTTTTATATAAATTTAACGGAAATTATAAAAGTAAAAAAAGAATGATAGATGACTATGGTCCATATAGTGAATAAATACTTTTATAAAATTGAATAAGTATATGATGTGGTAAATGAATGATAAAAATATGGAACCATTTTATCAAAAATATGGAATATCCGAGAAATATGGGACTATCTTGTTAAAAAACACTAACATAGTTAATAACTTAAGGAGTAGTAATGCGTGTAAAAGAAAGATATTCGATTATTATAAGTATGATACATTTGATGAATATATAAGTAATATATGTGAGACACTAATAAAAGATGAAATAATAATGTATGGAGGGCTAGGTTCCGTGAATGAATTTATGTGTATGGTTTTTACAAGATTAAATGCGGATTTAACGAAGAGGATAGCGGACGATATATTTAAAAGTAACATGACCGGAACAATAACCAAATTCCAACAAATATACAAGTGTTGGCTATACCCAGTAGATAATGTGGGTTATAGATGGATAAATATTGTTTTGAAATATATTCGAATTCAAATGAACTAACTTAAAGATAGGTTGCGAATATAAATGAATGAACAATATTATATGTATTCATGATGCGGGACACGACCCCGCGAGTGATGATGAAATAACTCATATGGGGTTATTTTCCCTTTTTAATAAGCAAAAGGTAAATAATTTAACATTTGTAGGTAGTGGTGTAAATCCAACGAAGTCTAACTATATCGCAAAAACTCAAACATTATCCTTTTTAGAAAAGAATAATATTTTAAGGGAGGAAGCATTAAAAGAACATATTCATTTTAATATATCAAGGGGAGGGTCGGGTAGTGGATTAGTAAATAATCCACCAAAACATTTAAATAAGTATTTTAATGATATTGAAAAGATCGTAGATATAGATGATGAAAAAATGAAATTAAAAATAAATGAGGGGGCAATAATATTAGCGAATGCCCCGGGATATGCTTATTTTTTACAGAATATGAAAGAAGAAGGGGCAGATTTTAGTAAATCAATCTTGATAGTACAGGGTGCAAGTGACCCGACTCAAGTATATTCAACATATAATGAAAAGTATGGCTGGTCATCTTTAGAAGAGAGAGAAAAGTATTTTAATTTATTTAAAGAAGTATATGTGCACGGGAGGGATATAGCATATAGACATTTCGAGTTATCTTCAAAGGAATTATATGATATAGGGATATTATTTGAGAGTTTTGGGTATGTAAATCATCCACAAGATTATGTAATCAATGCGTTATGTGGTAAACAGAGTATAAATTTTGTATGTACGGGTCCATTGACATATTCCAGGATTGCAAATTCTCTAGATTTATGGGAGGAGGAAGGTCCGTATGGATTAATGAAAGAACAACTTTTTCAATTGTTATCATCATTGCCCGAAGATATCAAGAACGAGGATGATTTTAGAGAATATATCAAACGAACGGTAACAAGTAGTAATGACTATACTATATTGACGGAGTTTAAACACCCGTCTACAGAGATTGGAATAATGGATATATATAATTATTTACATGATGATATGAATACGGACAAATTATCATGTTTGGCATATCGGGTTATGTTAATGGTATATATTAGTAATGGAATAGAATTAAAGTTAAAAGATGAGGATAAGATTGTTGATTATTTAAAAACCAAGGCAAAAAGGATAATTTATGACCCAATATCATTATTCATAATTCATAATATTTTAGAAACACCGGAGAAGGACTTATTTAGTTTATCTACACATAATTTGGGAGAATGGGTTATCCTGGATGATATAGAAACAGATGATACACCATTTGTATGTCTGTTACGATTATTCTAAAAAGAATAGGAGTATTATAGTATCTTATTATAGTATCTTATTA